CTTCCATTATTCCATGTGCTTCAGGTCTGAATAAAAACGTAACCATGTCGGCATCTTGTTCAATACTTCCCGATTCTCTAAGGTCTGAAAGTATTGGAGTTTTATCGGCACGTTCCTCCACCTTTCGGCTAAGTTGTGACAGTGCAATAATTGGAATGTTTAACTCTTTAGCAATGCCTTTCAACGAACGTGAAATAAATCCCACTTCCTGCTCACGACCATTAACGTTGTCAACTTTGCCAGCAGTCATTAGTTGAATGTAATCAACAATGGCAAGTTTAATATCGTGATCGCGTTTGAGTTTTTTAAGTTTAACTTTTAATTCAAATACTGATATTGCAGGGGTATCATCAATAAAAATTTTACTATCAACTAATTTTTGACATTTTAACCGCTTTTGTTGCACCTCAGCATCATTCAATCCGGTACGCATAAATTTTTCTAAAGGTATTTCACTTTCTGCACTTTGCAAACGATTTATTAATTGCATTGATGACATTTCTAAACTAAATAGTGCAATGGGCTCATTAAAATCAACGGCAGCATTTCGGGCAATATTTAACACAAACGCAGTTTTACCCATTCCTGGTCTTGCTGCTAAAATTATCAAATCACTACTTTGCCAACCTCCAGTAATTTTATCAATATCAAAATAGCCACTTGGAACACCGCTAATTCCTTGCTTTGATCTAATTTCTAAATTGCGCTTTTCACTTTCAAAAAACAAATCAGTAACATTGTCAAACTTACCTACGTGAATAGTTTGCGTAACTTTATCAATCATACTTTGCCCTTTCTCAAGCATTTCAAACGCATCTGCATTATCTTGATAGCTTTCTTTGATAATACCAGCAGACATCAAAATAAGTTCGCGCTGAGTGTATTTTTGAAATACTATTCGAGCATTGTATTCAACATTAAAATCTGCTTTGTTGCATAATGTACTTAAATAATAAGTGCCTCCAGCCTTTTCTAAATTGCTTGTACGCTTTAACTCGGTGTTTACCGTTATAATTGTTATTGGACTTGAAAGTTTGTAAAGTGAATAAATAGCATCAAGTATAATTTTGTGTGCTTCTTTATACATCATATCAGGTCTAAAAAAATCCACAATTTCATCAATACAACTTGCCCGAATAAGTATAGCACCAAGTATTGAAACCTCTAAATCATCCGCTTGTGGCGGTAACTTTCCCCATTCAATAGTAGCATCATCATCAATGCGAATAGTTTTCTTTTTATTATTTTGCATTCTTACCTCCCCAGTTACCTTTAACTGTTTGCTTTTCGGTTTGTTGCTTTGTTGGCCATGGTTTTAAATTCGGAATAGTATTAATTATTTTTTGTTCCCAATCAGTAATATTATTTCCGTATCCATCTTTCCATCCATCTTTTATCCAAGTGTCATATTTAGCCTCAATAGTTTTACCAAATTTATTATAGTCGATATCCAAAGTTTTACAAAAAGCAATAAAAACATCGCGGGCGGGCGGGTCTGTTTCCATTAACACATTTTCATTCTTATTTTCATTCTTATTAAATACATTATTATTAGATTCGCTTTCGCTTACGTTTTGATTGCGTTTTGCTTCGGCTTCCATTTTCGTAACGCATCTGATTAGCAACAAGTTGAGGCTTAATTAAAATCCAAACTGAAAGTGAATTGCCTTTTAACTGCGGTTCAATATTTTTGAAAATGAAGTCAAATATCGCTGAATATACTTGCTCTTTCTGTGACTTTGACGGCAAGTTGTCGATGGCTTCGTAGAAACTTCGGTAAAATATTGCTGAATCTCTCATTATTTATATTGGTTTGATGTGTATTTAAAATCATCTTTAACTATTGCTTTTTGTATTGCATGAAACCTTGATTCAGCATTTAAAGTGTAAACTTTGCCACTTGGTGACTTGATTATAAATATTTTCATTGTGTATAAAATTAAAAAAGCCCTTATAGATTTGCAAGGGGTCTCACGTCCTTGCGCCTCTCAAAGGGCAATATTGTTATGTTTCTATTATGTGAGACCGAAACACCTTTGCAAATATAGCAATAATTACTTAATCTGCAAGTTCCGATGCTCAACAATAAAACAACCAGGAACAAACACACCATCTTTGATTGCTTTCTTGATAAAAGCTTTATCGGCAGTTTCAACAATTTTCACAGTCTTATATGCCATAGGTAGTGAGTTCACATCATCCACCTCAACTGATTCAGATTTTCTAAAGTTAATCTTAACCAAAGGTGTTTTGATTTCATCAATGCTGAATAACTCCATTGCATGTTTGATACGATCCTTTAGATATTCGCTTGCCTTTTCGCGTTGTTTCTTTGCAGCCTGGAGTCGTTTTATTTCAGCATCAATGGTGTCAATATCAGCATCCATTTGCTTAATCACAAAGGAATAAGCAACTGATTTGTTTTGTAGTTGTTCTTCTGTGATGGCAAGTTGTTCGGCTAACTCGGTTGTAAGCTCGCCATCATTATCAATTAATTGCTCTGCTAATTGATTGTAATTCTGTTCGATTTGATAGATTGTTAGTTTCATGTTATGCTTCGGTGTTAGCTGCGTTAGTAACTGCTTCGATTTTCGGTGTTAACTTCGCTTTCATTTCATCTTTGGCAGCAAGTACACGTAAATCAGACTTTTGATTAAGTGTTAGTTTTTTCCATACCGCTTTGATTTCATCCAAGCTAACACACACTTGAATATCATTAATGATTTCATCAATCGTTGTGTCAATAACGGTGTGTGTTGCTTCTTCTGTTACCGATGGCATTTCTTCAGGCACATAAACTGGACCGCTAAAAACATCTGGGCAATACCATTTAACACCGTTTGAAATTGCGCGGGCAAATAGCATGTTTTTTGGGAACTTATCAATGTTTTTTGTAAGTGCTTTCTTCGCATCCTCAATGGTAAATGTACTATTGCCTATCTTTGTTGCACCTTGATAAAAATCAATGCTGCAAACCTTTTCTGATGCTTCAATTACTTTGTAATCATACTTTCCGCTACCTTTAACACGTGAAGCAATTAAACCAGCCCCGATTGTCGGCTTTCCTTGAATGATGTGTATGCCAGTCATTGCAGCAAATGGAGGTATTCCGATTTCTTGCCCTGCTTGTATTTTGACTATTGCCTGAGCTGCTGATTTCGTGTCGGCAAACATTCCACTTTCGGCAAATGCCTTGGCCATGTTCATTAATTCTGCAATAGGCAACTGTTGCACTATTGATACTTGAGTGTTTTCTGTTTTCATTTGGTTTAGTTTATTAAGGTTTAAAATTCATCATCATATTTCTTGGTAGGGTCAAAGCCTGCGGTTAGTGCGCTTCCATCCTTAGTTATCTTCCACGCTTCAATCGTTGTGAAATAATCATGGCCGCTGCCATCTTTTTTATCATATTGCTTGCCGCGAATGTTAATGTCAACTGTAACGGTATCGCCCACTTGAAAATTATCAAGCATAGCGCATCTATCTTGCGTACATTGCATTTTAATATACTGAGGGTAAGTTCCATCAATAGTTACGACCAAGTCGCGCTTAATGAATTTTTCGCTAACTCGGTTAGCTGCGTAGATTTCTCTAATTGTTCCTTTGATTTGCATTTGTTTATTTATTAATTATGATTACTATCTTTATGAATTGTATCTATTTTAGGCACGTGCAAAAACTGTGACAACACCATTGAGAGAAAAGCATTGTTAGGAATGAAGTCTTTACCCGGCAAATCCATTTCATTGAAACCAGCACTAACAAGCGCATCACATTTCTTTAGTATGTCGGCTGCATCTTCTCGTTCAAATGATGCTGCTATTCTACCCTCATGCCAAAAGTAGAAATGTTGGCCATTGCTTTCAAATTCTATTCTTTGTTTTTGTTCATCGTTAAACCAAGTTGTAATGGTGTCGATTGTTTTTCTGATGTTAATTGTTTTCATAAGTTTTCCAGTTTAAAAGTGATTTATTGTCTTTAGTAAATTGCACCGCCTCAGCTTTGTTTGCAAACTGTTTAGCTTCGGTCGGATCAGTTGTTGTTTCAATAACGCCATTGCGTATTGATTTGAGGTGCAGAGTAGCATCTCGGTGTGTTGTTGTTAGTGTTGTCATAGTTTATGGTTTTAAAATTAACACCCCAATCCGTCTGCATCTTCGCGCAAAAGTAGCACAGCCTCGTCTGCAATTGGGGTGTTGTGGGGTTAGTTATTTTCATATTGCCTCTATTTTAATATTACGCTTTGTGTTAGCAATGTAATTTGTAGCTTCTTTTTTAATCTTAAAATAATCAGAAACCAAACCTTGTGAAGTTTCAACAAAATAACCGTATGTACTCGAATACAAGTCAATAGTTATATTTTTAAATTTTATTGTTGTTAGCAGCTTAAAAGTAAATGTTTTCATAATTATTTCGTTTTAAATGTTGCACAAATGTAACTATAAATACCTTACCTCAAAATATTATTTACAACTAATTTGTTAATTTATGTTAAATATGCTTTTAAGAACTGATAAATAGTAAAATGTATCGGCTTCCAATTTTCGACCTTGCCCATCATTAATCGGTCAATACCTGGGCGTGTGTACCCAAAATGTTTAGCACATTCTTTCATTGGGTTGCATTTCGCGGGTTGCGATCCGTTGTGTTGGACCAACTTCAATAGTCGTTTGTGTTCAGCCTTTAATTGTTTGATTGTCGGCTTGATGAGGGGTTGTTCTTGGGTTATGTTCATGATATATTAAATGTTAAATCGTTTTGTAATAAAATGGTAAAATCTTGTTTATTGTAAAATTTAGACAAATGCTCATATAAATCATTGCTTCTAAATCTCATAGTATTTGCATCGGCTGGAGATAAATGATAATTGTCGCTTTCTTTAAATTCTTTAAATACGTGTAATTTCTTATCTTTAAAGCCAAACATTAATCCGTGAATATCGGGATTAAATTCAAGTTGTTTTAAAAGAAGTTTTGACACAATAAAAATAGACTGTTTTTTTTTGGCAACTCTAATGATTGGTTTATTTTGGTAAGGGCTTGTTGCACTGCGTTTTTTTCTTAACTCTTGCATAGTATAAATTAATTTTCCGCAAACCTACAAATAATATTTTTAAAAATAAAATTGTTTACTAATTATTTTTGTTTTATGTTTGTGGCCGAAAACTAAAAACTAATTAATTATGATACCAGTAAACACCAAATCACTATTTGCACACCTTTGCATTCAAATGGAGAAATTAGACAAAGGAGAAATTGATGCAAGCACCGCATCGGCACAAGCAAAACTTGTTGCACAATGTAACAACCTTTTAAACTATGAATTAAAAAGGGCAGTTGTTATTAATGCTATTGAAAGCAATAATGCAAAAGAGAATATCAGAGAAATTGAAAGTAAAAAATTTGATTCTTTAGTATAATGAGTTACGAAATTAAATATTGCGGAGATTGCCATTGCAATCATTCATTTGGAATAACAAGTGAGATTTGCAAAAAAAGATTTTTTGACATTGCATTGCCTACAAGTATCTATGCATTAAGACTTGTTTTTTGTGCTGAATATTTGAGAAGTTGTATTCAAACAGAAATGATAAAAAGGGATACAACTTATTTAAGCAATATAGAATCAAAACATATTTTGGAAAAAATTATAATTCCACATTTGCCCAAAATTGTTGCTGGAGGTTATAACCCTAAAAAAAGTAGAATAAACAATATTTATTTTACTGTAAACAAAAAACTTGGAATATTTTGTACTTATACTTTTGAAGAGTGTTTGGAGTTTATTATTAATAATCAAGAAGCAAGGTTTACAAATATTGTAAATTCTGTTGTTTACGAATTAAATAATTATTGCTTATCAAAACAAACTTATTTAAAGTACAAATCAACTGTTGCTAATTTAATAAGACTGTCAAAACAATTAAAAAAAACTTGTATTTCAAATGAACAAATTGCAATTATCTGTTGCGAAATAATGACAATAATATTAATGTCAGAATCAGAGGTTAAAAAACAAAACAAAATAATCTTTAAAAACCAACTAACATAAAAACCCTAATCCAACGCCTCCTATTCGGCTACCGACCAAACCCGAATGCAGAAACGCCCCGAAGCGGATCAAAACTAACACAATTAAGGTCGGCCCAAACATTTAATGAATTTAGTAATAATCTAAAACAACAACTAACAAAATGAGAAAATCAATTATTGGATTAATGGGACTTGCAGCATTGGCAATGTCCGCGCAATCAGACAACAGAATTGCAAACGATTTGCCGCAAGTTGGCTATGGAAGTGGCAACGGTGCTGGACTGTTTCATGGCTATTCTTCACCTATCTATATCCCATACAAGCACCCAATTCAAACATATTGCAGCCAACAAAGGGCGGCAAAGAAAAGAAGAAAATAATCTAAAACAACAACTAAAATGAAACCAAATCAAACAGTACCTTTAATCTGTGGCTGCATAGCCCTAATAGTATGTATCGGAATAGTCCTTAATTGGAATAGTGTAATTGATGCCATATCGGTGTCAGAAAGTATGTTTACCATCGGCTTTGTAGCATTGGGCATATCAGCCCCATTTGTTGCGCTAATGGCTTGTGTGTATTTCTTTTTGAAAGCAGGGAAGTAATGCTACTTTGGAAACCACATACCCTCACTTTCTCACTTGAAATAGGCGATTGGAAGCCAGTAAAAGGCATCCAAAAGTTAATCGGTTTCAGCAAAGGTTGGCATCATTGGAACTCAATAAGATTGGGTTATAATAGAAGCGAAAATACTAACTTTGTAAGAATATGGCTATACACCTATGTTAAAGGAAAACGCAATGAGCAACTAATTGGAACGTGGCAGGTTGGCACTAAATTAGATGTTGAACTTACCTTTAAACACCATGTATTTGCCGCAGTTGTTTGCGGTGATTTCGGTCAATATGCTAAAGTTGAATACGCTCCTATTTGGTTCCCGATTGGCGTATTACTCAACCCCTACTTTGAAACCGATGCGCCCGAAAATAAGGTGATACCGTTTAAGGTTAATATATTTGATGTAAGAATTAATGGAAAACTTATAAAAATTTAACGTTTTGCAGACTTGCGAAGGCAAAGGATTAGAATTACAAATTTTCAACTTAAAAATAAATATCAAATGAAACACAAAATTTCAATTAACCGATTAGCCTTTGCTTTTGCAAGTGTGCTGTTAGTGGCTGGGGCTACATCTTGTTCCCAACCAGACAAAAGAGTAGATATAAATTGCATTTACAAAGGCGCTATTATCTATAAAAAGTATGATTTTATTAAAATAGATGGCAGCACATTGTATGATATAAAGTATAAAGGAGAGATATTGAAGTATGTGGAAGTTTACGACATTGACAATGGCTATAATGTTGGTGATACGGTCAACCGCCCTTGCCACTAACGGTGGCGATTGGCGAAGTAAAAGCCTTGCACTACTGTTGATGGTTAGCACTACACTTTATGGCTTTTATTTTGCCAATTGCGTGTTAGCTGCTGTTTTTTTCTATTTGATTGTTAGCACTTTAGAAAATAAATTAAAAATATCTTTGAAAAAGTTTGCATAATCAAAATAAGCATTGTATATTTGTGGGGTAATTAAAAACAAACAAAATGGAAGCGTACACAAAACCAACATTTACAGAGCAAGAAATTGAAAAGTTTGAGAAATTTATTGATAGCCAAATATCCAAAGGTAATCAACAGATATGCTTATCAACGGGTATAGTTACTGATGAAATGGCAAGACTTCAAACATATTTAGGTTTTTATTATCCAAGCGGTTCTTTTAGTCCAAATGCAAATTTTAGAAATTACAGAGTAGCAAAAAATGGAAAAAAATATACAAAAAAAGAAAATTGGTAGGGGAGGCACTCGGCAAGGGTCGGGTGCTAAACCTAAATACAACGAAGAAACAAAAACGGTTGCCTTTCGCTGTCCATTGTCAAAAGTTGATGAATTGAAGTTAGTTGTCAAGTCTAAACTTTCGGAGTGGTCGGTAAAATAGCAGCTAACTACCGCATAACCGAGTGATTATATCGCATATCCAACAATTTAACAAATAAAACGAAACCCTATGAACACAATAACCGAAGAATATCACAAAGTGAACAATCCAGATACAAGCATATTAACCTCATTTGAGCGCAATGTGTTCAACCTATTCCACGTTGACAACATTGGAGTTAGGTCAATAGCAATTAAGTTTAACACCCCTTTAGATTCAACTTATTCATTTTTAAACAATGCCATAAGAAAATTGGTTGAACATGAGCAGTCGAATAAAGGCGATACTGAAATTAGAGAAATGAAAAGAAAGTTAAAAATAGCCGAAGCGAAGAAAGTTGCAGAGGCGATAGGTAGTAATGAACTATTAATAATGTCAGAAATATGAATAAAACAGCAATGCAGCAACTAAGAAATAGGTTGCAAGCGAAAGCAGATAAAATAAAACAACACTCCGCAATTAGCAATGTTGTTTATGGAAGATATAATGAATTGTTAGAAATTATCTCTATCATCAACACCGAACTATTGGCGATTGAGAAGCAGACCTTAATTGATGCTTTTGATTATGGATTTTCAAGCGGATATGATGATGCACAAGGAGATGGTGCAGAATTTGAAGATGGACAAGCCTATTTTAATCAAACCTTTAACCCCAAATAAAAAATGAAATCAGCAATTATAACCCGAATACCACAAAGCAATCAAACACTGGGCAAGTGGATAAGTTACGAAAATGGCAATATGATATTTGCCTGCGATACAATCGAACTGCCAAATTTAGGCAATCAAAAGCAAATTAGTTGCATACCTAAAGGAGTTTACGATGTTGTTTATCGTGAATCTAAAAAGTACCCACGCCACTACCACATTTTAAACGTGCCAAATCGTGACTTTATTTTAGTGCATCAGGCGAACTTTGTTGGCAGTCCTAACCCAAAGACACGCAAACCCGATTTGCTCGGCTGTATTGGCGTTGGAAATGGCTATGGCGATATTAATGGAGATGGCATTGTTGAACTATTAAGGTCAACACCTACATTAAAACGATTGTTGGAAGTTATGGGTAAAGAACCTTTTAAGTTAACCATCATTTAACTAAATTTGCCCTATGCACCCCTCCGCCACCACAATAGACCCGAATGTTCACTTAGAAATTATTTATTAAACTATGGAAAACAAACTATTTGACCCAAACAAGCATAAGAAATTGTTTACGATTACTATTGAAGTGTTTGAAAATTGCGCCTCAATTGCAATAGCAAATGAAGGTGATTATTTATGTACCTACCATGAAATTATTGGGATATTTGAAACTCAAAAAATGGGGCTAATAATGAATCAAAGAGAAAAGAATTTAGAACACTTTAATAATGATAAGAAATGATACAACCACACGAACTTATAGAATCACAATCAGTATTGGAATACTACATTGAAGAAACTAACGAATGGCTGCCTACTGTAATGGATTGGCAGGATATTCGCAACTGCGTTGAAGATAACACCGATTTTAATAAATGGCACAGAGGCATACCTCTCACCGAAAGGATATTGGTGGAGTGGTGTGGGTTTGAAAAGCAAACAGATTCAGCCGATGGTATAGGTGATTTTAGTTGGTTTTCTTACAATGGTTTAGAAATTAACAACGATATTGGCGGTTGGTTTATTATTGACCCTTATAGAGCATTGCCTGCAATGAGATTTCACACCCTACACCACCTCCAAATGCTTATATTAGCAATAACTAACCAACCCCTTAAAATAACATTGAAATGACACCTAAAGAAAAATATCAAGAACTGTTTTATAAGTTCAATACAATAACTTCAAAAGAGTTTAAATCCGATACTGTTACAAGTGCAAGTGCTGCTAATGAGTGTGTTAGAATTGCAGTTGAAGAAATATTAAAAATGGGATGGAATTTGCCACATTACGAAAATATAAGCGGTGAACAGTATTGGAACGAAGTATTAACCCACCTTAACACATAAACTATGAATTACCTACCCGAAAGATTATTTCAAGCATTTGTATTATGTTTAATAACATTTCTTTGCTTTGCTTTTTACGCAACAACCTTTAATATAAAACTATGGGCTGAATCGTCAAGGTTTTTTTGTGCTGCAATATTTTTAATGGGTTCGGCTATCATATTAACATACCCTAAACAATTCTAACATGAACGCAACAAAACACCTCGCCATCACATTTGGCATAACTTGCCTACTGCTATCAATAGGTTTGCATTATTGCACCCCACACCCACAACCCACCACCACCGATTCCACCTCCATCTGGAAACAACAAGCCAAACAAGCGGGCAACGCTGCGGCAGTTTATATGACCGAAGTAAGCAGATTGCAAAGCAGGTTACTTGAAAAGGATAATCAATTACGTGATGTAAGAGCGCACGAAAAGCAATTAACCTATACTAACTTAGGTTTGATTAAAAGACTGCGAGAAAACGCACCAAAAGACTGTGAGCCTTACATTGATTCAACTGTTACTTATTATACCGAGATAATGGATGTTAAGGATAGCAGTTATGCAGTGTTATTTGATAAGTTATTGGTAACGGATTCTATAAGTTTGGTTAAGGATAGTGTAATAATTGAGTTGAACGTGCAAGTTGGTGCGCAAAATAAGGTTATTGAAGCAACGGATAAAAAGTTGAAGAAAGCCGAACGCAAAGCAAAAGTAGCAAAGTTCTTCAATAAAGTATTAGTCGGTGCTGCGGTTGGATTTACTGCGGTTGTGGTTTATTTTACGATGGTTAAATGATAATTATTATATTTGTGGCGTTTTCATAGGTTAATTAGTTTAGGTTACAGCCCTTGCAGAGATGTGAGGGCTGTATTGTTTACCGCACATGACACTGCACATGATATTGCACAAGATACTGCACATGATAAAACAACAAAGCCCCACTAACGAATAGTGAGGCTTTTTCAATAGCGATTCTATCCACTATTACGGAACAAGTCCATCATCATTGATATGCTCAATGTGTTAAGCCTCGTCTATATCGCTACTGAACTTAGTCAGAAACTTTGTATTAATCAGCAAGAATGTAGCAGCCAATCCGCCCCAAAACGCTTGCTTGGTTGTTATCAATCCTTGACTTTCTGCAAGTGCTAATGATGTTTGAATAAAAGGCAGCAAAACATAAATCAAGTAATCCGCAATCTTCTTTAATTTCGGGTCATCTGGTGCCGTAAACCTTTCTTTTAGTGTTGACATTTCACTGTATTTTTAAACCGTTTAACTTCTTTCTGATGGGCGCAACTGCTAAGAAGCAGCACTATTATTATTATCCTTATCATTTGCCCAAAATATTGCAATAATAGCAGCCACTAAAGGCATATTTCTTATTTTGCCAATCAATTTTTTATACTCATTATTTGAAAACCAAAACCAATAAATAACGCTAAAGGCAATAATCGAAGCCAGTCCAATTAATAATACTATCTCTTTCATTCTTTATTTTTTTTACCTACTCTATACGAAGCCCAAATAGAAGCTATCAATGCCGCTAATTTTGCGATGTCAAATAACACTTGATAAACTCCATCAAAAGTAATATGAGCAAAGTGTTCTGTTATCCAAACACCAATTTGCACTATAAATATCATAATTAATGTCGGTATATCGTTGCTATGTTCGTGTGATGGCATCATAAAGTTAATGTTGGTATTGTTAGTATAAATTCTTCTGATGTTTCTTCGTTAGGGTGTAAATCTACATATTCGGCAACTAACTTGCAAGTGGGAATCCACCAATTGATTAACGATTGTGCCTCTGCCCCGTATTTGGTATCGTTAACCCACATTACAACCTCACCAATAGATAAGTAATTCAACTCATCTAAATATCCTTGCAGCATATTATTATGATATGTGTTGGTGGGACTATCATAAGTCAACTGCCCATCAACTATCCATGATTTAACACCGTTGCCTTGTTGTTTAAATGTTATAGTCATTATAAAGTCATTTGTAAAGTTAATGATGGAATCCAACTTGATGGGTTTGTTGCAAATGTTGGAGTTGTTATTCTTATGGTATAATCCTTAGTTGTTACAAGTGAAATTGAAAGCCCACTAAACAATGTTTTTAAAGTAGTTGATGCCCCAAAATCAGATGTAAATGTTCCAATCAATGTTTCTGTGGCATCGGTTACGTTTCTAAGGTAAACAGATACGGTTTCGTTACTCCCATTGTTTACTTGCTCCAATGTGAATGATGCTGCGGTTACTGTGCAATTAGCAGTTGGTTTAAAAGCCCTCCTTGCATCAACACTTGATGGGGCTGCTGCAATTGTCCCGATATGATAGTTAACAGCATCGGTAACTGTTGTTAATACAAGTCCAATGCAAGTTAATGTTTGGGTGTTTGTTATGCTCGGAGCAGCAACCCAACTTGGAGCAAGTGTTGTTCCATTGCTTTGCAAAATCTGCCCTGCTGTTCCATTGGCTAATCTTGTCGGAACACCCGAACCCCCACCGTAAATAATATCACCACCCGTTGTCATTGGGTTGGTCATCTTACCATTGATTTGCGTTTGAATGTCACTACCTGTAACACCTTTAACCAATGCTAATTCCGTCAAACTTGGATAAGTAGAAGTTGCCAATGACCCTATCACTTGACCGCTTGTAAAGTAAGCTATTTCGTTAGCAGTTCCACTGCCTGTAATAGCATCAATAGGAATGCCATCTAAATTTATAACCCAAGAAGCAAAAGTGCCACTACCAGTATGATGATTAACATCAACAATCAGCGTTGTGCCTGAATAACTTGTAACCTCTCCGTGCATGTGGTTGCTTGGACTATTAACTATCAACACCTCTTGCAATGGAATGTAAGACAAGTTAGCATCAACTGTGAATGTTTTGCTACCATTGCCTATTGTGTTACTTGTTAACGATGATGTCTTATACCTATCCGATAATGAGTTAATGATAGGGTTGGCAGGGTCAGTATTGTCAACATTGATGTTTGTGCCTGAGCTAACTGACGCAACACCGCCACCAGTTACATCACTCAACATCGCAAAGGTTTCTGTGCCTCCTGATTTGTTTGGTATTTCAAAGGTTGTTGAAGTTGTAAGGTTTGGCGATGTTATTGTTGCAGTACCTAAAGCATTAGCAATGTTTATTAAATCGTGCTTAACATCTATACTTTCTCCTGCTCCATTGTCAACTGTTATACCAACTGATGTTGTAGAACCCGCAGTTGTTACTTGTTGCAGGTCGGGTGTGCCACTAACTACTATAGGTGTAAACACATCCGTTGTAATATCGTAAGTCCCTTGCTCACCCGTTGCCAAATCGGTGCCTATTGGGTATAATGTAATATTGCTATCGGCCATAACCAACAATATTCTTGTGCTTCCAACGGCATCATTAACTTGGTAAAACTTAAATCCAACCGCTAAGTTTGCACCAAGTAAAGTAATTAAATCGGATCGTGAGATATTTTCATTGTAGTAAGATGAAAACATTTGAGAAGTTGGCCCTAATCCCACATACCCATCCGCTTGGTCTTTGTCGGATAATATATTCGGGCTTGAATCAAGTAAGTTTACAAACCTATCCTGCGCGTTTTGGCCCGTAATGTAGTTTACAATATTGTTAAAGATATTATTTACAATATCTGTGAGCATGTTAGCCCTATTCTTTTGTGCCATATCTAAGGTATATCAAATGAGTCATCAAAACTATTGTCAAAACTTGCACCGTAAACAACTGATGGGGCGCAAACAAATACACCATCTGGAATGTCAAATTCCAATGGCATCTTATCATGTGTCCACTTATAATTCAACATAAAGTTTACCTCATCTTTTAACGAATTTGCAACGGGATTACTTGCTATTAATGTGCCAGGTCTTTGCGATATTCGCATTATTGTTTCTGAGCAAAATGCAATATAAAAGTTACGTGAACCCGTTATTGAATTATAATGTGGTAAGTTACCTACATAATCAGGGTCTTTATAGTTAACCTCAAAGCCATAGGCCATCAATGTTTCTTCACTCCAACCAAAGCCGCGTGAAGTTATTGGGCTGCCTCCGTTGTATTCGCCTTGTGTTTGCGGCAATACAATTATAAAGCCTCCAGTTATGCCCGTTTGCCAAAACAAAGGATTTTCAAAGTCTGTTGCTAATTGATTGTAAAACGATTTATGTATCAATGCAACCGAACGAACGCGGGCAAGTTCAATACCGCATCCACAAGCCAAATGACTTTCAATTACATTACAATTTGATGGGTAGAAACTCATAAATTAAAAGTATTAAAGGCGGCTGGCTTACGGGCCATGACCGCCAATGATTAAACTACGTAACAAGTAAATAAGTTAGCAGGAATAGCCGACTCTTCAGGGAAGTTATCGCTTGTCCATTTAACCTCAACATCCCAAGTGCGCTCAACTTTTAAATCGTTTGCGATTGGGTTCTTAGGTACGATTGTGCAAGGCTCATCACTGATGGCCAACACTGTTTCACTTCTAAATGCAACGTGAAAGTTTCTTGACCCTTTAACGCTATTGAAATGGTCGCGGTTTCCTACATAGTTAGGGTCTTTGAACGATAACATGAAAGTATAAGAGTTTAAACTTTCTTCAGTGTCGCCATAACCTTGTCCCATGTTTGGAGTTCCGCCATCAAATTCGCCTTGTGTTTCAGGATAAACAATGATTGCACCCGATGCTACGCCCGCAGCCCATAAAGCCTCATCTTCAAAGTCGGCTGATAGGGTGGCGTAATAGCTTTTATTTACGAATGCGGTGCCACGTACGCGAGATAACTCAACGCCACATGTGCCACATGTATGGTTTGTAATGTTTTCATCACAACCCGATGGATAATATGCCATGATTTTTAATTTTTAGCACTCGCAAATCACTGTGCATGATCTGCGAAATGTTTGTTTGATTTCGTATCGCACTGCTATTAGTGCATGCTCTAAACCGACTCTCACATCGGGAACGCTACATTCCTCACGAAAAATTAAAGACGAATTCATTTCAGTTTCCGTTACCTCGAATGTGCAATCAAATATGTCAATGCTCTCACACACCAACTTACTTAATACACTGGGAATTTTTGAAACAAATATATCCTTAATAGTCTGTGATGACTGCTTTGTTTGCGCTCTATTTGCGTAAATTATTAATTGTACGGGTATAGTTTCCTCAACCTTATCTAATTTATCGCCAAAGTTATTTTCAATTACAACAAGTCTTGATGATTCGCTGCGATGATACCAACTAATTTTATATTGATCCTCTAAAAAACAATTTTTTACCTCGCCATTGGTTTGCACAATGCCAGGATAACGTTTATCGCCATCGTAATAAAACTCAGCCAATCCAAATGCCTTGTTAGGTGCAAATGGAAACGCGCTTAAAATGGCGTTATCAACTTCTGATATGACTGCTTTTAAATTCATGCGTTCATTAATGCTATTGCAGTGTTTTGGGCTACTAATTGGGTTAAATCTTTCTCACCTTGCGTTAATTGGAATATCTCTCCGTATTGCTCGGTTAAATGTTTAACTTTCTCATCATTGTACGGGCTTGCATTGCCAATAGTGTATGCGTTTTCGGTTGCTTTTAAAACATAACCATTCTCCAACTGTCTTGTGAGCGATGCAATTACATCGGGGTCACTTGTACGGTTATATGGTGGGCGTTGTCTTAACTTTAAGTAACTATTCGAGTATGTGCCAATAGCACTACCATCTGATTTTTTGCCCTCAACATGAATACGATTGCGAAATTCAGGCAATACAGCAACTGCCGCAGCCCTTGAAACAGTTTCGGGATTTCCTAACTCCCTAAACTTAGCAAGTATGTTGCCAACAACGAATGGTATGTTTGAGCTTATTTCCATTACGGTAACTGAGTAAAAACTTGTACTTGACTATTGCACTCCAAACATGCATCGCACTCAAATTTTAAACCGCCCAAAGCGTTTTTTAATGCTTCTTCATATCGCACGTTATACAAATCGATTAACTCTTTCGCTTCTTCACGTTTAACTGAAGTATAGAAATTAATTCGCTCAGAAAACATGCGCTCAGTCATTAACTCAATGCCCAAAGCATACCAAAACGCTTCGGCAAATAATAAACGATTAGCACAAACTGCGCTATCATACTCACAACCTAATGTTACAACTGCCTGCAGTGAATTTACAGTAGTATTGTTGGCTAAATTGCCACCAATTGCGCTTGTGCTGCTAATAAAACCGTTAATTTGTCCGCAGTTGCCATAGTCTAAGCCATAGCAATAATCAAAACACGAACTAAAATAACCGTTTGCATCGTTTGTTGAGTAAGTCACACCGTTAATATTGGTATCTAAGAAACCAATCCCTAAAACAGCGCAATCAAACTTTAATAATATATCGATTTCATTCCAACCTTGGACTAAATTAGCCACCGTTAAGGTCTTAGTGAATAGTATTTCCTTACTTATATAATTGAAAAACAACACATCAATGCTCGTTGCAGTTGTTGTGCTTGATTTGTAGAATCTAATTTTATCAATTGAGGTTGATTGCAATGGCGATATTTTCCAATTTTCAACAAGCGAATAGCCCGAATTAATTATAATTCCTTTGAACTTATCATCACTTACTGCAACAGTATCACTTCCAAAAATATCAACGGTTCTTCGCACTCTTTTAATGTCGTAGCGCGTGGACATGTAGCTTATAATTTGATTTTTTAAACGGGCCTCAGCACGTTCATTAATTGCATCCCACAATCCAATGTAGTTTTGTTGCTCACTATTGGCAACTTGCTCAAAGGATTTTAAAGAAATGCCGGGCAGGCTGTTCAAAGAATAAACAGCCTGCGGCACCTCTGTAATGGAGCAACCGTTAAGTTTAATTAATCCATCAAAGCAACTCATCTATTAAGTGTTAGTTGCTGTGTAACGTAATGCACCGTTGTTTCCAGTTAATCTGTCCGCTGCTAAGTAAGCATCGTTAGGTACTTGCCATAAAGCAAATCTCTTAGACATGATTAATGAATAACCTGCGCCAAGTGTAGTTTCTTCATAACCAACAGTTGTTTCAGTAGGGCAATCAAGTTCTCTTAATTGGAAGTCGATGTTTAACATTCCAAGTAAGCCATCGCTACCAGGTAGGTTAAACGGAACTGCCATGTTCCAGAAAGTTGATAAACCTAATTGCTGAGCTCTAAAGCCTCTGTAACGATCAAGTTCAACAAGTCCAAAAGTTCCAGGTTGGAATACACCGAATTGATTTGTACCTACTGCATCTTTCATGTAGATGTCATGGTAGTAATCCATTTGACCCATAGCTGCGTTGTTGTTCAACTGTGCATATTGAGTCATTGCAGGAATCATTGCTTGCACTGCTGCTGAGTCAACTAATCCGCTACCAACTACAATTGGAGTACCTTGACCTTCGTTAAAACGATAGTCAGTCATAATCTTTGTCCAACCTTCTGAAAAGTTGTTTACAGTTGAATCATCGTTAAAGTTCACAGTTACTGCGGTGTTTGCACCCGTTACTGCGTTCTTACCCCAAACGATTTGACCTAACAATGTTTGGTCGATTTTACCAACAAATCCATTCATTGCAGCCATTAAGCCTGCTAAATGTTCTTGCATGAATCTTGTAGGTGCGCCACCGATTGAAACGGTTGCAGAAGCCTCATCACAGTAACGTGCGATGGTAGCTTGGTCGAAATGTAATCCGAATTTCACGATTGAAGTAGTATCAATAGTGATTTCATCATACGCTTGTACTAAATCAATATCGCAATTATCAGCAGTAGCCATTTGCGCTGGTGTAGTACGTTGGTAGTATTTCAAACGCAAATCTTTAATATGACCCGCAGTATTTGCAAGTGCTAAAGAATCAGCGATTGGTGTTGCTTGTGCGCCTTTCTCCAAAGTTGCGCGTAAAAATCCCGAAGGAGTAATCTTATGTTCCGGTGCGTTTTGTCCAATCACATATTTCATGTGTTGTAACATCGCGGGGCAATAACCTAATGCCATGATAGTGTAGTGTTTATTTCTGCACGAAACCTTGCAATGCGATATCTAATTCGCTAAGTGCATCGGCTGCCGCGGCAGACTGTTTGGGTGAGCCTTGTGGACTCGGTGTCGGTGATGGTGGATTTCCTCCTCCAGTACCACTTACTTTCAAAAACTTGTTGTCGGCCAAGGCCATATCTGTGAGAGTGTCAAGGTCGAGTTCCTTTCCGTTGTCAAAGATAAGCATTTTATTATCATCTTTTGCAACTATTTTTAATTTTCCATCAATTTTTTTTATTGTGGCATTTTTTTCAGCAAGTTTTTTATTCAAAAACTCACGTGCAATCTTTGTTTCAACATCAATTCCGAATTGCCCTGGCAATGGTTTACTTCCTAAAATACGATTAATTTCCATTTCAGTAAACTCGCCGTCATATTGAGCAACCAACTGAGCCACCGCGTTTGCCTTATCAGTTGCTGCATCTGTTGCCGCCTTAGACAATGCTGCGCTTAGTTCGTTTATTTTGCGTTCAAGTTCGGCTTTATCTCCTTTGTTTTCGCCACCCTTAGATTTTAACTCAGCAATCTTTTTAATTGCGGTTTCAATCTTATTATAGGTGTTTGGGTCTTCTGAGATTGATTTAATCGTATCATCATCAACTCCGTATTCTTTTAGCCATCCACCAACTTTGTTATTAAACGGATCAAGTGCCTCAGCTTTGAAATGTTTTTTAATATCAATGTTGTTTTTAGCTTCAGTCAATCCCATTAATGATGTAAGTGACTGGTCCACCTCATCAGGAATTTCAGCAACAAGTTCTTTGATGCCTATTAATTGTCTGTAAGTTTCGGAGTTTAAATCAAAACCCGCCTTAGTAAGTAACTTCTTTATTGTGTCAGCTAATATTGCCATGTTGTTTTATTTATTTTGGTTAGTAATTATTTGCCGCAGCCTTTGCAGCCGCCTTTTGGTTTTGGATATGACTTTGCCATTATTTTTTAGGGGTTTTAGGTGTTTGTGACTCAATAACTGCCAATCGTTCCATTAACATTTGGTTTTGCTCCATAAGCATTTTAACGACTGCATCGCTTGTTCCGCTTTGGTTTGCAACTTGCTTCTTAGCGGGTGGATTTAGAATGTAATAAGCCTCGGCCACACCTAAATCAGATGCTTCGTTAACATCTAAGATAACTTCTTCAATCAGATACTTTTCACGCTTTTCTTTTGATAACGCTTTCTTAAAAGTTTCATGATGGTTTCTGTTCATGCGATTATCGGGAATGTAGTTTACCACTCCATGTGCATTTGTAATCTTTAATAATTTGAATGTCGGAGCATTCGTTTCGGTTGATTGTTTTGTCGGATTGTTTTCCATGTTTTTATTGGGTTTTATTTGGTTGTAAATGTACTAATAATATTTTTAGGAACAAGATAATTCGGTATTGGATATGCTTGATGTCCACAATTATAACCACCTCGATAAGTTTGGAAGTTAGAAACATTCGTGTCCTCAATCATACCTTGTGGCAAGCCAGTCTTATCATAAATTTGCCCTTTCATTTCTTTAAACTCGGCAAAGTTTCCTTTGATAATCTTTGGTAACTCAGAACGGTGGTAATATTGCTTTTGTGTTAATGCTTTGCAGAACGTTCGTGTTGTCTTTATGTTGCTGCCTACATAACGAAACCACTCCCACCCTAAATCAGCACTAACAACTTGATTGACTGTTGCAGTATATTGATTAATTGCATCGGTGGTAACTAATTTTGTGTACTTTACCAATGCGCCATCAATCGTTGGTGTGCCATTAATATAGTTGTTTAATTCTTTGCTTAATTGCGAATAGCTGCCGCCCGTAGTAACGTAGGTGTTAATCATTTCACGTACTGGATTAATCAGGTTAGTGTTCATTCCTGCTTCGGTTAACGAATCCAATACAATTGATATTGATTGCTTCTTTACCGCTTCCATAACTTTGGGCGGTTTGAATTTCTTTTCCAATGCTTTAAAATAAGCATAGTTCAATTCGCTAACCTTATCATACAACTTTGCAAACTTGGTAACGCTTTCCAAGTAATCAGAATTATCAAGAATAATGCTTTCTAAATCCGACTTTAAATCCGATAACAGTTTGATATTCTTAACCGAATTGGTGATGGTATCGCCTTGGATTATTAACTCCTTTTGAAATATTAATAGCCTACGATAAATCTGTTCTTGAATCTTTGGCATTGCCTCATCCCAAGTAATCAAACCATCGTCAATGGCTTTTAATGTCGCTTGTATTTCTTTATTCGCTTGGGCCATTAAGTTAATTTAGTAACCTTTTCCAATTGTGCTTC